AGTGGGGATGGAGGATTCTTCTAGCTGTGCGCCGTAGATTAGGATGGAGGAGGTGCCGTCTAGGTCTACAACTTCGTCCCCCACAGTATCCCCAGAAGACACATAAATGCGAATCTGACCAGCCGTGTCAGCGGCATCTGTCGTAAATGTAATTGCAAAACGATACCAACCATTACCCACACTCTCTACGTTTGGCGTAATGCCTGTTCCGGCAGAATAAGCTGATGTTGTGCCGTCAGACAAATCAATAAAATATCCATCAGCGGCAGGGGTTGTGAAACCACTAAGGTAAATAAGCGCATGGGCTAATTGGTCTGCCTTTAAGAACGCACTGAATGTGTATGTTGTTGACGTGGACACAGTAACATCTTGCCGCAAGTAACAAACGCCTGTGCCTGTGGAGTTATCATCAATTATTTGCGTGGCACTCGTCTGGCCGTCTGGGCCTGTTTCTGATGGACTGCTGGGAGTATTCAAAAATCCAGCCGCAAGCCAACTCGCATCCGTGAAATCCTGACTGTAAGTAATCAAATTCGTACTCTGAGGTTCCACCAGACACCGCTTGACCCACGATGAGCCGTCCCAGATGTGGTTGTCCACTCGCGGCAAATACCGTGCGGATGATGTGGTGGGGAGATACGTGCTGCTAGAGGACAGACCACGATAGGACGTAGGAATATCTGCCATGCCGCCAAGGTCGGAGCGGTAGACGTGTGCGCCCCAGATGAAGATGGATTCCGTTCCCGCTGCGGTCCAAGAAGAAAATGGTTGATCCACAACCGTCTGGTGAGGTGCAATTACAGGGTAGCTAAAAGTTTCACCTCCAGTGTTAGTAATCGAGCAGCGATACCAGCTGTCCCCAACAGGGGTGATTGTTGCGATTGCCTTGGCCGTAGACAAGACCGTGCCGCTTGTGAGGTCAAAAAAGCCCATCGCACGTCCGTTTCCGTCGTTTCCAAGGCCAAGAATGTTTACTGTGTCCGCCTTTGCATAAACACTAAAGGTAGAGCCGGTTGGAGTAGATACGCTTGTAAGATTTTGGTATATTGCGTGGGAAGACGTTCCAGCAGTCGCAGTAATTCGCTCGGCGGTCACGGTGCCATCTGGGGCAGTGGAGATATCAGCCGTAATTGCCGCGTTGGATTTAACCCAATTCACATTATCAAACTGTTCCGAATACTTCAGAAGATTATGCCCAGCCCATTGCAGGGTGCCATCGTCAGCTACTTGGGTTGCGTTACCAGTGCGCGTGTGCGTCAGGAGGCTGGCTGCTGTCGATGTTGCCCCATCCGCGCGGTACTTATCCGCTTCGAAGTCGGCAATGGTCTGCGGGGTTTGACCACCGATGTTGTAGGCGGCAAACGGATTTCGTATAGCGCCAAAAGGCGACCGGATGCCGTCAAGCGGGGATGTGATGCTGTTCAACATGATGGCACTCCTGTTTAGCCGTGGGAGACCATCACCTCGGCACCAGTCGGCGCGTAAGCATAAACGCGGGTGGCGCTGATGCCGGGGAACAGATCGCTCAGTGTTGCGTTGCGCTCACCCTGGCCGGGATTGTAGCGTACTGCGCCGTTGTCATCGGTCGGAGCAGTCGCGCCCGCCGTCCCCTTTACCAGTATGTAATCGCCGCTTTTGTTCTGGAACGTGATTGACGTTACATCAGCGTCGGTAAGCTGGGTCCAAGTCGCAATCGGCAGGACCACATCAGTATTCTGAGCCATTTTAGAACCTCATCCATTTAGAGTTGCGTGAACCCTATCATAGACAGCGGGTTCGGGCAATTACTCAGGAGGCACGGGCCATGTCACGTTAGTTGGGTCTGTCACTGCTGACGGCAGGTCTCTGAGTTGCTGGCGGTACGCCTTCCAAGCGGCCTTGTCGCCGGGAACGTCCTCGATGACTTTGAAGTCTGTCGCCTTCAGAAGATTGTCTCGCTGATCTCGGAATGATTGCCAAGCGGCCTCAAGTTCCTTGTCAGCATCTTTAACAAACTCGCCGTCAACAACCTTGTGATTATAGTCAGCCGGACGCCCATTGAGGATGCCGTACTTGGGTGGCGGATACTTCTCAACCAGCTTGTGATGCACTTTTCTAGGCGCACGCTGAACAAGGATGATTTTGCCTGTCTCGACTTCGTAAACGGTCTTCATCGCTTCACCACTTTAACCATCAGGTTGCTCTCGCGCAGGGTTAGCTTGGTTATGTCCGCAGTCTGGCCCTCTAGGCTGACGGTATAGCTGCCAGCATTGACATCAAAGAAGCCGATAGATGTAGATGCGCCCGCTGTGAAGCCGTCCAACTCCACTGAGTTAATCTGCGTCTTGGTTGTCCCGTCATCGACATAAACCCTCAGAGTGCCTGTTGACGGGCTGGAGAACTTGACGTTACCAGATGTGATAGCCTCAAGGTAAAACGCTTCTGTTGAACTCTGAGAGATGCCGGGAAGCGCGGGAACCTCGACATCAACGCTCAAGATTTCTTCTTCAGTAAAGTTGGCCGCGAAGGTAAAGGCAGACGTGATCTCAGTGGCGTAGGTTTCAACAACCTCACCGATCCCGATGTCTCCTGTCGCCGTTGCCTTCTTGAACTCAATACCCGTGTAGTAGACTTCCCCATCAAAGCGGAAGTCCGTCCATATCATAAAATACGGCCTTACATAAACAGGCTCAAACCCAGTGCCGGATGGCGGTATTTCAAAGGTTGCCTGATGAAGAATCCACTCATTTGCAACACTCGCATCCGGCGAAACGGCTCTTGCATAATCACCCCACTCGGCAGACGGGATATTTGCTGTGATGTCGTTGAAGTCTTTATCGAAGAAGTCCAGCGCGAAGTGTGTAAGGGCAGCGGCAAGGGTAGTGAAACGTGAAAACCCGAACGTGCTGAACGTAAATTTCTCACCCGGCCTTACCGCGATAAATCCATCATATTGCATGAGGGGGTAAAATTCGAGGCTTGTAACGCCCGTTTTGTCTTGGAAGGCACCATCAGCATCGTATGGACCAGCTTGGCTTATGTCCCAACTAGATTCGCCTGATGTACCGATCTCGGTGGCGTCGAACTTTATGAAGCCCGCACGCGGGCATGTTTGAATTGCCGCTGTTGCGCTGTCAGGATCGTAAACGCCCGTCTCTGCGGTCAACAGTCCGCCTTGAGAGCCGCTGGTCTGAACCATCTCGGAATCCCAACCGGATGCCCCTGCAAGCGTTGTCCAGTAGTTACTGCTGCCTTGAGCAAAGTCGCCGTTCTTGATTAGATTGATGAGCGGATTAGATGGCAGGCTTGGGTTAATCAAGTCGCTGTTGTTAAAGATGATTGCCGTCTCTTCAGCGTCCCATGCGAAGGCGTCCTCTGAAGTCTCCCGCAATGACAAAGCAACGCGAAGATCGCCCTCACTGCCGATAAAGAACCGCCAGCTTACCACCTCGAACTCTTTAGCCGTCCAGCCATAACGATCAATCGTTAAGGCGACGATCTCGCCCACCTCGACATCAAAGGCGTTCAAGCCAAACTCAGCCTGAAAGACCATCTGCTCACGGCCGCGTAGAAGCGTCATCTTCGCAAGGCGCTGGGCTGTCGCGCTGGATGTGGTGAACGGCAAGTCCAGATCAAGCGCCTGCTCCACGCCGTCATCCTCGGTTAAGAACGTAGCGGATTCTATCGGCGGGTAATCAGCGGCGATGTATCTGTTTTCTGCGTCATTAAAGACGCCCTGAACCTTGTTGAATTGATCGCGCAGATTGACGCGCGTTTGCAGGCTGATGTTGCTGCGAAGATCGTCTAGCGTGAACGTCTTGGTCGGCGCGTTGTATTCACCAACGGCCAGCTTCCACTTTCCACCGCCCCAGAAGAGGGTGCCTGCGCAGGATGTAATCATCTGCTGCAAGACATCTCCATAGTTCTGATTTGCTCTGACAACGCCGTTTAGCGTGTACCGCTTTTCTGTATACGCTTCCCAGTATGTGCCAGCAGACCCACCGACTCCCGGTTCATCTGAAGCACTAGAGGTGTGGTCAAGAATACAAATATAGCTATTGTCATCATTCGTTACAGTGTCTCCAACTACATATGCAGTAGACAAAGCCCAGTTACCGTCTGTACCTAAGTTTACATTCTCATCGCAGGCATTCGCCGCCGCTTGAAATACGGTGTCATCTACCTGCGCGTCATTTAGGCCATATGCGCTGGTCAGATAGTCACGAATGCACAGGGCGGCATTATTGGAGTAAGCCGTTGTGGATGTTCGCGGGTCAAAGACCTTCTTGCCGCGTATCTTCGCAGTGATGACCGGGATGCCGTTCTGGAAGACGCCAGAGGCATAGGAAAAGCGCACAAACAGATAAGCGATGCCATTACCAACGAAAGAGGCTTTAGTGGGCTGCCCTACGCCGCCGAAGTTCTGACTGTCCTCGTCTGAAGAGCCAGTATCGAAGAACACGCTGTCCAGCGATTCTGTGGTTGAATTGTCGAAGGTGTCGGTGATCGAGGTCTGATCGCCAAGGTGATAGAAGATCCTGATTTCATGCTCATCGGGATCGTCCGACCAGTTGCGGTTTGTCACCCAACCAGCGCCAGAGCGTCTGCTGTTTGAATAGGCATCGTTCGAAATCGTAGCCACTTCGTCATTGATGTAGATCGCTTCAACGCTCTCGATCTCGTGAGCAGCCAGAGGAATGATCTGATAAAGCACAGAGCCGCCGCGCGTCGTTTCAAGATACGTTATCGGTCCGCCCTTGCGTGTCTCGCCATAGACAAACTCTTGAGGCGCAGCGGCATCTCGTGAGTTCACAAGAAGGCTTTGCTTTGGCGTCGGTGGGGCGGGTGTCAGCGCAGTCAGGATCGCGTTAGTTGCGATGGAAAGACCTATCCCGACCACTCCAGTGGCGATCATGCCAAATGTTGTGGCAGTAAATGCAGCAACTGTGGTTGCAGATGTAAGCCCCGCAGCATTTGCGGCAGCGAACGCAATCGTCGCCGGATCACGCGGCACGCTCTCCCAAGCATTTGGGTCTCTCAGAACATTAAATGGTCCGCGCTTCATGTCTGCACCCACGCTTTGTCGATTGTCTCAATCGGATGATAACTTATGCCACGAGTTGTGACAAACGCCGCCTTTAAGCCGACCGAAATGCCCAGCGCGTTTCCTATAACCCAGCGCCGGACCTTTTTCGTAGCAACAAGAGAGCCGCGCGGTGGGATGCCATTAAATCTTGTCAGTCGGCTATCCACGGCATCCACAAACCGCTCAAAGCCAAACTCCTG